GAAGGGTCATTATTTCGTAGTCCGTGCTGGGTTGGTGTCTCCAAATTTAATCGAATGTGGCACAAGCTCGCTATGCACATTCTATTTTTTCCAAATCGAGCTCACGGTGATGCTACGCGTTGGGATGGCAGTGTTATGCCCCCAAGCTTTGATTTTATTGCTCGTTGGCGATCTCATAATTTAACGACTGATGCTATGAAAGAAGCCATTAAGTATTTTTATCATAATGTTTTGCATTCTGAGATTGTTGGCTGTGAAGGTGATTTGTTCGCTAAACATATTGGTCAACCCAGTGGTCAGGTTAATACGTTGCATGATAACACTATTATTCATGCTCTTTATTTTTTCTACCATTGGTGCTTAGTTGTCTGTTGCGATAAACGCTTCCTGCCAACGTGGCTTTCTTTTCGATCCCATGTTCATTTAGTTGTTATGGGTGATGACGTTATTTGGTCCTGGTCTGATGATGTTAAGCACCTCATGACTGGGTCCGCTTTAGCGAAGACGTTCTTATCTATCGGTGTTATTTTGAAATATAATGACGGTGATGATACGAACCAGACTATTGATACGCTTGAGTTTTGTAGTATGCATTTTCATAATCACGGTGGGGTTTACGTCCCTTTAATGAAACGTGAGAAAATGATTGCTTCTATGTTTCTCAAAAAAACAAGAGGTTAATCCTCGAGTATTGCTGCGTCGCTTACTTTCTATTCGTATTGAGGTTTGGTGGGATGAATATCTTCGCAATTTGGTTGATCGGTCAATTGATTTTATCCTTGAGAATTATACTCCTCAAATGACCGGTAAGCCCACCGGATGTGGAGGGGATGATGCTTCTTTGGAGCTTATCCTCACCCTTCGTTGGCCGCGATATGTTATTGAAAAACATTATCTGCAACCTAATCATTAGTGTGTTTTATTTTTTCTCACATTCTTGAGTTGTAAAGTGGTTTTTGTAATACGTTTCCACTTTAAAGTTAATGTCTTTTCTTGTTCCTAACCCGAAGAAAT